AAGGGTAACGATGTAAAGAAAGTACTAGCACCTGTTAATCATCAATATAGTGTTGATGAGATTATAAGAAGAGGTGAGCAAAAGATTAGAGAAGAGCAAGAAAGTAGGATGATAGGCGACCCTGTAGGATTTTGGGCGCTATTTAACGCAAATACATAGGAGATATTATGACTTATAATGAATTTTTATTAAGCCACATACTAATGAACGAATCATCAAACCATAAAGATACACCATACGATGAATTATTTGATGAAACTATAGACCTGTACGAGCAATTTGAGTACAGTGATTCTAATCAACTTGATAAGCCTATTTATGAATGTCTAGAGGACTTTGTGGATAACTTATCAAAGCCCATATAAATCAATGGCTTACGTTTTAGGAGGACGGTACAGCAGGAAAGGAAAGGAAAAACTACAGTTACATACTACTGTGGTATACTATAGTAAAACGGAGGGATAGAATATGTATGATATAGATAATAATTATGATAATGAAACTGAGGAGATGCAAGACATCATCTTAGAACAGATATTCATTGAATCTAAGTTTATGGAGGAGGCCACCTCTAAGTATGAGAATAGTATTTCACGTATGGCTACTGCTGGACTCTTTAGTAATACCTCAGAGGGTTCAATTCTACAAAAGATGACTGTACAAGCAGTAGCTGACCAAATAAAGGAGTACTTCAGTAGTACTATAAGAGGTACTAATGCTTCCTATCGTGCTTTCCTAAAGGATTCCTTTGAGGGTAGAGAAGAGGTATTATCTTTTATTGTTATACAACACTTACTAAATGCAGTAGCAACTAGGACACCTAAGTTAACTGCGCTAAGCATATCGTTAACTAATGATGTTCTTAATCTAATAAGTGTTGAGGACTTTAAAAATAATCAACCTAAGTTCTATGCATACCTTGAGTACGAATACAAGAGCCGAGGTATTGGGTACATCAACTCACGTAAGAAGAAGTTAGCTAGGATGGATAGTAACTCAGAAGCTAAGGCCTCAGCCTTTAAAGTACACATAGGTACACGTCTGATTGATATAGTACTAAAGTCGGGTTGTAATTTATTTGAAAAAAGAACACAGTACTCGGGAACTAAGAGGCAAGGTACTCTAGGTATAACCGAGGATGCTATGAAGATTATTGGTAAGGTAAAGGATAGGAATGTACTATTCAGCGTTACTTATAAACCTTTAATAGCACCACCAATACCTTGGGACAACATATATGGTGATGGTGGGTACTATACTTCTAATTCATTACAATTTATTAGGAATAATAAAGCCAGTAAGCACATCAGTAATAATATGGCCGACCTAGATATCTCACGTATGTATTCTGTTATTAATAATATTCAAGATACTAAGTGGAAAATTAATAGTTATGTACTAGAGGTAGTTGAGAAGATTATTGAGGATTCTATGGTTGATCCTACTACACCTACAGGTAACCCTAAGTTCTACGGAAACATTCCTTATATGGATACCTTGAACGTCTATGATATGGTTAAGAGAGAAACCTACGGCGAACTAAATGATAAGGGTATGCACATCGAGAAAGATGCATACAAGCGCTGGTTTAAAGATAAGGAAATTCAGCTTAAAAAACTGGAGGCTATCCGTAGTAAGAGAATTATGTTTTTACTAGCATATAATCTAGCTAATGAGTACAGAGAAAGAGATGAGATGTACTTCACATACAATTGCGACTTCAGAGGACGTCTGTATCCTATCCAGCAAATACTAAATCCACAGTCAACTGGTGCCGTTAAAGCATTCCTAGAGTTTGCTGAAGCTAAGCCCTTGTCTACTAGTGGCCTCCATTGGTTGAAAGTACACATAGCTAATAACTATGGCCTAGATAAATCATCTTTTGATGATAGAGTATTATGGGTTGATAATAATATGGATGAAATACTTCGTATTGCTAATGAACCTATGGCCACCGTTGAACTATGGAATGAAGCGGATGAACCTTTGATGTACCTAGCTGGCTGTAAGGCTCTCCTAGACCATACAGAGGGTAAGCCTGTAAGTTTACCTGTATCACTAGATGCTACCTGTAGTGGCCTACAACTCTATTCTGGACTACTTAAGGATAAAGAGGGGGCAGAGGCAGTCAATGTAATCGATCGTTCGGATAAGGGTGCTTCAGTTAAGCCTGCTGACGTTTATACCGATGTAGCTATAGTAGTTGAGGGTTACTTAGAAGCTGGTGATTATCCTACTAAGTTATCATTCACTACTAGAGATGGAGAGAGAAAGACAGAGAGTACGATTAAGGAAGCTAATGACTTACAGGGTAATGTAACACGTAAGTTAACCAAGCGTAATATTATGACTACACCTTATAGTGTAACAAAGCGTGGTATGTATGATCAAGTAAGAGAATTACTAGATGAGATGGAATCTGATGATAAGGTATTTTGGAGAGGTGACAAATGGATCGTAGCAAAGTTATTGGTAGAATTAAATAGTAAGGCTATCAGTGAGGTTGTTTCGGGTGCTAGCAATGGTCAACTTTTTATTAAGGATATTGTATTTTCATATTATCAAGATAAGACAGAGGCTCCGCTAATATGGACTACACCATTCTTTAATTTTCCAGTAGTACAATGGAAGGTACGTAATAAAGAACAGCGCATTAAGACTTGTCTAGGTAATCTTGCTTTAAGAGCACCTACTACTAAGATTAATAAGCAACAGATGTATAATGGTATTGCACCTAACTTCGTACATAGCCTAGACGCAACGTTACTGTACCTTACGGCAGAGAAAATGGTTGAGCAAGGGGTAAGCTCGTTTATGTTTATTCACGACAGTTTTGGGGTTCCTGCGAACGATGTGCATAAGTTAAATACTGCGGTTAGAGAGGCGTTTGTAGAATTGTTTGAGGCTGAACCTTTAAAGACTTGGGTAGAGCAGATTGAACCTACACGTGTAAATGAAGTTGCTGGAATTATGATTGATACATTAGACCTAGAGGAGGTAAGAAAGAGTACATACATATTTAGTTAATATATACCTAAAAACATAGGCCACCTTAGGGTGGTTTTTTTACGTCTGTAGCAAATACATAAAACAGCAGTTTTCCTTAGTTAAATCAAGGACTTACGTTTTAGGAGGACGGTACAGCATTATGAAACATTTTTTGGAGTAAAATATGCACAAGTTAGAAGACGTTCTTATAATGATGAATAACCACATTATGAGTATTGAGGATGAGGCACAAGATGAGTTATCACGCTTAGAAGCTAAGATGGTATACATTGTAGGTGTCTTTAAACAGCTGGACTTAGAATTTAGTACCTTAGAGATAGAGTACAGAAATGCTACGACTGGCTTTTTTAGAGAAGAGGAAGATTTAGAAGTCTTCGAGAACAGTAGGATAGCCTTTGAGGAATTGATGGCTACTATTACTAAACATTAACAATTAGAGAGGAATAAAAATGGCTAAGAAAGTTATTAATAAAACAAAAGGTAAGGCAGTAGTATCTCCAGCAGGTTCTGCATTGTGGACTAAGGTAATTACACCTGATACACAATTCGATAGAAATGGTACATACGAAACTTCGTTAGTACTAGACCCTGCTGATGAGAAAGTGTCTGTGTTCTTAAATGGTCTAGAGGCACTAAGTGCTGCGGCAGTTAAAGAGTGTAAGGAAGTTCTTGGTGATAAAGGTGATGCTCTAAAAGTATTTCCAATCACTAAGGATGAGTTAGATAAAGAAGGTGAGCCTACTGGTAATGTAATTATCAAAGCAAAGCTTAAGGCTAAGGATTATGAGTTTAAGGATCAGACGGTAGCTATTTATGACGTTAAAGGTCGTAAAGAAGATAACTGGAGTACTGATATCGGTAACGGATCAATCATTAAGCTTGGTGTATTTGCTTTTCCATACTATATGGCTAAAGATAATATTGTAGGTGTTAGTTTAAAACTTGACAAATTGCAGTTAATTGAATTAGTTGAGTATGAAAATGGCGGCGGATTCGGTGACGAGTCTGGCGAAGAAGGTTTTGGTGATACTACTGAAACATTTAAAGAAGAGTCTAACGCAGACTTTTAATTAGGAGGTTGTATGAGTGATGAAGGTGAATACATTAAGAAGGTAGGTTGTGATGAGTGCGGTTCATCCGATGCTAATGCAATTTATACTGATGGAAACACACATTGTTTCTCGTGCGGCCATACTAATTTTGCGGACTCTTCGGAGTCTGCTCCTATTTCTGGAGGAACCACTATGAACAAAGATCTATATAGAGGCGAATACATAGCCCTAAATAAGAGAGGAATCTCGGAAGCCACTTGTCGTAAGTATAATTACCAAGTAGGCCAAGACACATATGGTACTCCAATTCAAATTGCTAATTATTTTGACTCTAGTAAGACAAAAGTGGGTCAAAAAATTAGGATGCCCAATAAAGAATTTACTTTTAGAGGGGAGTCCAAGGTTGGCCTATATGGTCAACAACTGTTTGCAGCAGGTGGACGAAAGGTTATCATTACTGAGGGTGAGATAGATGCCTTATCAGTAGCGGAAGCCTTTAACTGCAAGTGGCCTGTAGTGAGCCTTATCAATGGCGCTGATGCAGCGAAAAAAAACATCAAGGCGAACCTCGAATGGGTGCTTTCTTTTAAGGAAGTGGTTCTGTGGTTTGATGATGATAAGGCAGGTCGTAAAGCAACTGAGTCAGTGGCTGAGTTGTTTAAGCCTGGCCAACTAAAATCGATTGTTAGCACTGGTTATAAGGATGCTAACGAACTTTTAGTGGCTAAAGGTACACACGCTGTAGTATCAGCCTCATATAATGCCGAGTCAATCAGAATTGACGGTGTTGTAAATGGCAAGGATATCTGGGACTTACTAAGTAAGGAAGAAATATTCGAGACCTACAGCTACCCATTCCCCATTTTGGAGGAAAAATTTAAGGGCATCCGCAAGGGTGAACTTGTAACATTTACCGCAGGATCTGGAGTAGGTAAGAGTACGATTGTTAAAGAAATCGCATACCACTTACTTATGACAGAGAAACTTAAGATAGGCTATGTAGCACTAGAAGAAAATGTCAAGCGTTCTGCGCTAGGCTTTATGGGTATGTATATGGATAAGCCCTTGTTCTTTGAGTACGACAAAGTTAGTCTTGAGGATAAGAAGGAAGCCTGGCAAGCTACTATGGGTGACGGACGGTTGTTCTTTTATGACCACTTCGGCTCCCTAGATAGTGATAACTTGATGACTAAGCTACGACTACTGATTACTCAGGAAGGTGTGGACTTTATTGTACTAGATCACGTATCAATTGTAGTTAGTGGTGGTGAGGAGCAAGATGAGAGGAAGGCTATCGATAAACTGATGACCAACCTACGTAGTCTAGCCGAGGAAACTCAGGCTGGTATCATTATTATCTCTCACTTAAGAAGACCACAGGGTGACTCAGGCTTTGAGGATGGTAAGCAAATTACACTAGGCCACTTACGTGGCTCTGGTGCCATTGCGCAGCTATCTGATTCAGTCATTGGTGTAGAAAGGAATATGCAGGATGTCGAGTTTGGAAACCGAGTAAACCTTAGGGTACTAAAGAACCGATTCGTTGGTGATGTAGGACTGGCTGATACACTAGCCTTCAGTAAGGAAACTGGCAGGATGAATGTAGTTGATGAAGATTTTGAATTAGAGGGAGAATTTTAATGTTGATATATGACATAGAAACTAATGGGTTACTAGACACAGTGAGTACGATACACTGTGGTGTAACTTATGACACAGAAACTAAGGAATACAAAAGGTATAGACCTGAGGAAATTTCCTTATTAATCAATGACTTACAAGCTGCGGACGCTCTTGGTGGCCACAATATTATCGGATATGACAACGAAGTAATAAAGAAACTTTATGATATCGATCTAAACGATAAAGAAACTTGTGATACATTAATACTATCTCGTATTGCGTACTACAACTTAATGGCTATAGATTCTACTAGTAAGAGAGTACCACCTAGACTTAAGGGTTCACACGGACTTAAGGCCTGGGGTTATCGCTTAGGTAATAACAAGGGTACCTACGGTGAACAAGAGGATGCCTGGGATGTATTCTCAGAGTCTATGCTTGAGTACTGTGAACAAGACGTTAGACTTAATGTTAACCTATGGGAAAAGCTAGAGTCTAAGGGTGTTCCTGCTTCTGCACTAGATGTAGAGCAAGAGTTCGCTAAGATTATTGTTAGACAAACCAACTACGGTTGGAAGTTTGACGTAAAGGGCGCACAAAAGCTACACGTAGAGCTAGCTAAGGAAAAAGATGAGTTACACGCTAAGCTAATTGATACATTCAAGCCCTTACAAAACTGGGTGGAGATGAAAGAGGTAGCTAGGTACCGTAAGGATGGCCAAGAAAGCCAGGTGTATAAAAATCAGGTGATCAAGGGTGCTATAAAGAGGAAGGATGGAGCTTGGGGAAGATGGGAGGAAATCGCATTTAATCCAGGAAGCAGACACCATATCATTCGATGGATGAAAGAGGTGTACGGCTGGAATAGCCCTGAGAAAACTGAGAAAGGTACTCCTATCATCAATGAGAAAGTACTTAAGAATGTTAAGTTACCTGAGGCACAGATGTTACGTCAGTACTTCTTGGTACAGAAGGTTCTAGGTATGGTAGCTGAGGGTGCAAATGCTTGGCTGAAGTGCGTAGGTGATGATGAGCGTATTCACGGTCAGGTCAATACCTTAGGTGCCATCACGGGCCGATGTACACATAACAAACCTAATGTTGCTCAGACGCCTAGTGCTAGAGCATTCAAGGGTGAGGAATGTCGTAACTTATGGACTGTACCAGCTGGTAAGAAGATTATCGGTTGTGATGCTAGTGGCCTAGAGCTTCGTATGCTTGCACATTATATGGCCGCCTTTGATGGTGGTGAATATGGTGATCAAGTAGTTAATGGTGATATTCATACTATTAATCAGGAAGCTGCGGGACTACCTACTAGAGATAATGCTAAAACATTTATCTATGGTTTCTTGTATGGTGCTGGTAACGGTAAGATTGGTGAAATTGTTAATGGTACATCTAAGGATGGCCAGAGATTAAAGACATCATTCCTTAAAAAACTACCTGCACTTAAGAAACTGACGGACGCTGTTAAGAAAGCTAGTAAGAAGGGCTTCCTAGTAGGTCTATCAGGACGCAAGTATGCTATACGCAGTGAACACAGTGCCTTGAATGTATTACTACAGGGTGCTGGTGCTCTAGTTATGAAGTACTATTTAATTGAGTTGGATAAACAACTAAAGAAAGTTTTTACTCCAGGTAAGGAGTATGAATTTATAGGTAATATTCACGATGAAGTACAGATTGAAGTTGATAATAAACACACTGAACAGGTAGCTAAGTTAGCTTCTAAAGCCTTCGGTGCTGTGGAGAAACAGATTAACTTTAGAGTCAAGCTTGAGGGTGAATCAAAGATAGGCGGAACTTGGTATGATACACACTAAGAAATGTAAGATTTGTAAAGAGGAGCTACCACATAAGGACTTCTATAAGCAAGTAAAGTCTACTGATGGTTTACAAAATAAGTGTAAGCAGTGTGAAAGTAGAAGAGGTTCATCAAGGGCTTATAGACGTGTAGACGAATGGGAAAGACGGGGTGGTAAATGCGAGCGTTGTAATATTACGGCTGATCCTATGTTCTTTGACTTTCATCACGTAGATCCTGATACTAAGGAAATACCTATCAATAAGATATGGTATATGGGTGCAGAGAAAAGGGTGCTTGAGTTAAAGAAGTGTGTTATGGTGTGTCCTAATTGTCATAGAGAGTTACATATGGAATTAGGTACCTTTGGTTTGAATAATGCCGCTAAAAGAAAATTAAAAGAGGAGGCAGCACGACGTGATACACTTAAAGATAAAACCACTTAGTACCAATGAGATGTATGGTGGTAGGAAAGTAAAGTCCTATAAGTATAGGGATTTTCAGAAGCAAATACTACCTCTTTTACCTAATGACTTAGTTATACCTAAGGGTAAGCTTCAGCTATTTATGGCTGTAGGCCTTAGTAGTAAACTAGCTGACTTAGATAACACACTTAAGCCTTTTATCGACTGTCTACAACTGAAGTATGGTTTTAATGATAAATGGATATATAGTCTATCGGCATCTAAGGCTGAAGTTAAGAAGGGCGAAGAGTTCATAGAATTTAGTTTGGAGGAATTATGAGTAAGCAAATAGGAGGGAGTCATTACGACCTAACTATCCAACCCATTGATTATATTATGCAAAATGGATTAGGATACTGTGAGGGTAATGTTATTAAATATATATCTAGGCACCAGGATAAGAATGGTTCTGAAGATATACGTAAGGCTATACAGTACTGTGAGTTTATACTTGCAGAGATCTATGAGGAGGAATTATGATTGCACTAATTGATGCAGATAGTATTGTGTATAAGTATGCAAGTATTTATCAGGATACAACAATCTGGGATGAGGATACGGTATCCATTGAAACTGACCTAGTAAAGGCTAAGGCTGAGATGCACACCTTTATTGATGAGATGTTAAATATTACTAGGACTGATTCATATGTACTAGTACTAAGTCCAAAGCGTACCTTTAGGTATGATGTAGCTGAGAATTACAAGAGTAACCGTAAGCCACCTAAGGCGCCCTTAGAGATGTTGATACCATTAAGAGAGGAGCTTCTGAGTATGGGAGCCCTACTCTTTGATGATGTAGAGGCTGATGATGTATGTGTTACACGTATGTACAAGGAACCTGGTAAGTATGTTCTATGTCATATTGACAAGGATTTAAATCAGGCACCAGGTAAGCACTACAACTACAACACTCAAGAGAAGTACACGATTGATCAGGAGTCTGCGGACTACTGGTTCTACTCGCAGATTCTAGAGGGTGATAGCGTTGATGGTATTAAGGGATGCCCTGGTATTGGTAAGGTTAAAACTGCTAAGATACTTGGTTCAGTTAAGCCTGAGGAATACTGGAGTATTATTAAAGAAACATATGAGAAAGCCAAGAAGGACTATGATTATATGATTCAACAAGCCCGCTTAGTTTATATGCTAAGGGATTTTAATGAGGATACACAGGAGTTTACACTGTGGTTACCAGAGGAAAAAGATGAAGAATAAAAACTGGAATGATGAACACGATTTTAAATGGCAGTGGATAGTAGTGGGTACCTTTCTAGTATTAGCACTCCTATTTAGTGAGGCTAAGGCTGGTCAGTTCTACGACTTTCCTTATGAGGATAACATCACTATGGATGTAGTTAAGACTAATGGAGGCGGAGGTA